TCAGGTCCTGACAAATTCATCTAAAGCGGCTCTCAATCCAATAGCTCGCGCGCGCATCCGAATGCGCAAAATTAGCCCCTCGTTTCTGAACCATTCCCCATGAATTCTGAGGTGGCAAAAGACGTGGTGGCAAAGTCGTTCGAGCGTCTTATTCCCTGGAAAGCGATCGAGGAGATCGAGGGAGTCGGCAGCGCCGGTTTGCAAGGTGGAAACTCTTTGCCAAAGCGTATCTACATTGCTGGTGTAACCAATTTTCATACGATTGGTTGCTCCGGCTCGAATGAAGTAGATCCAACCGCCAGTAGTTTCGCTACGGAGTAAAAGGCTTTCTAGCTTGTGCTGCTCGGCAGCTTGGATTGCGGCTTTGCTCTTGTTGTTTTTCGCTGTCAGAGATCGTGCCGGCATTCCAATAGTGCCTCGGCCGAATCCGCGCGTGATCTGCACTTCAATCGATTTCGCCACTGTCTTTTTGTACCATGCTAGAGCTTCTTCCTCGGATTGCCCAGCCGGTGCGGAAGATGTGTCAGGTGAAATTCGATTCCACACTATTCGCGCGGCTTGATTCGTTGGCCGCCAATACCACCGGCCATCGACAAATCTAAATCCTGCTGGCATGGCACGATCCATAGATTACTCGCCTGCTTTTTTGCGGGGTACGGCCGGCAGCGGCGTGGCCTCGACCGGGCGGCGCCGATAGACGCGTTTTGTCGTCGTCGGATCGGTGTGATTGAGGAGTTTTTGCGCGCCGGCGTCGCTGTCCGAATCCGATCCGGCCTTGGCGCGAATGTCATGAAAATGGAAGTCGCCGCGCTGCACTTTGGCCTTGGTCAGCGCGCGCACCCATAGCGACTTGAACGATTCCTTGGTGTATGGCTTGCCGGCGCGCGTCAGGAACAAGTAGGCGTGCGGCATCACGGCAACCTCGCCCTGCCCTCCCTGGACGTGCCTGCGGATTTCCTTGGCGCGATCGATGGTGTCCTTCAAGTCGGTGGTCCATTCGAATATCTGCGATTTCTTTGATTCGCCGCGCTTGAGCTTGTTGGGGCGAATCCAAAGGCCTTCTTCGGCATCATCGGCGAGCCGTATGTCATAGATCATCCCGGCGCGCGCGCCTGTCATCTGCGCAATGTCCATCATGCACTTCAGCACTGGCGAGGCGACGCTATAGACGGCCTGGTAAGCGGTGTCGTTGATGTAGGTGTCGCGCGGGATCTCCTGGTTATATTCGACGGTCGCGCATGGGTTGTATTCAGTCAGACCCCAACGCGCGCTGGCCAGGCGGAACACACGGTGCAGCATGTGGATTTCCTTGTTGGCCGCTACGGGCCGGGTGGCGCGAGCATCGTCCAGGTAGCGCTGCATATCCATGCGCCGCAGACAATTGCCGCGCGCTGCTTCCGTTTCTGACTTGGCGTACCGGCGTGTGCCGAATTCCTTCTTGAGCACGCCACAGTTGCGCAGATACGCCTCGCGTGCGGCTTCGGATTTCAGGTGCGGGATCTCGCGTTCCTCGAACAGCGCCAGCAGCTCCGTGAGCGTGCCGGCGGCATCGGTGGATTCCCAGGCTTTGTCCATGGCAGGCAGCACTGTCTTGACCCACCACTGGCGCGCCTCCTCCTTGGTGGCGCCGCAGGAGATCGAGGCGCGCCCTGGTGCCAGGCGCTGGCATATCTCGCGCGTGGCTTCGTCGGTCGGCCGCCAATACCAGCGGCCGTCAACACAGCGAAAGCCTTTCGGCAGATCCCGGTCTTTGGTTCTTGGTCTTCCCATGCGGCGCATATTAAGCCTGTCCTATCGTTTCTGCCAAATTGCCCCAGGCGGCCTCGATGCGCTTGATGCGCTCGACATCGAGCGCCGGGAGTTCGATTGTCTGCCAGCGATGGCCACAGCGATCACATTGACGCACGCGATGGATTGACCCATCCCGATCGCGCGAACGGATCACGCGATCTTCGGCGTGGTGGCAGAGGGGGCAAGTCACGCCACCAGTCTCCTGAACTCAATGACCCACACCAATGGGTTCAGTGCCCACGAGCTGGGACCGTTGATGACTTCCCATAATCTTTGGTGGGCGTTCCAGGTGCTCATATCGCCTTCGCCTTTATCAGTTCCAGGGCTTGCACCGGGGTAAATCCGGAATCGACTAGAGCGTCAAACTTCGCCTTGGTTTCTTTCGCGATTTGCGCATAAAGCTCCAACATCGTCGGCCAGTTCTTCTCGGCGTCTTGCAGCAATTGGGCAAGCTCAAGACTGGATAGTTTTTTACTGGGCGTGTTCATGGGGTCAGAACGGGATGTCATCAGAATCAGAATCGCCAGTAGCCGATTGCTGTGGTGCGGCTGGTGGCTGTGCCGAGCCGACTGGTGGCGGTCCGCCATTGCCTGGCCGTGACCCGAGCATGCGCATTTCGTTGCAGACGATCTCGGTGGTGTAACGGTCCTGCCCTTCCTTGTCTTGCCACTTACGGGTTTTCAGGCTGCCCTCGATGTAGACCTGCGCACCTTTCTTGAGGTACTGACCGGCAATCTCGGCGAGCTTGCGGAAGAACACTACGCGGTGCCATTCGGTGGCTTCCTTCTTCTCGCCGCTGGTCTTGTCCTTCCACGTCTCCGACGTGGCCAGGGTGAGGTTGGTGACCTGGTCGCCGTTGGGCATGTAGCGCACGTCGGGGTCTTTGCCCAGGTGGCCGATGAGTATGACTTTATTGACGCTGGCCATTAGGCGGCCCTCCTGACTTCAATAGTGAGTTCGACATAGCGCTTAATGAACATTGCCTGGGCGCGCGCTGGCTGCATGGCGATGATTTTGCGAGGCAGCGCCTCGACGCCGGCGAGAATTGCCCAGGGCGTTTGATCAGCCGGCATCAGGTCGCGGCGTTCGGTGGCCAGCATGATCAGATCGGCGCGGTGTATGTCCGCGCTCATTTTGACTGGCAAACCGAATCGGTAGCGTATCGCGCCATCAACCCGTGCCTCGATCTGCCGATAATCCGGCAGCAGTTCTTTCAGCGGGCGCGGAATGTCCTTGCAATACGCTCTGCTGGCGGAATGCAGCAAGGCCTCCAAGGCGAGTTCCCTGGGCACGATCTGACTTGCGAGCCAGGCATGCTGGGCGACGCTGTAGAAGGCCCGCGTGTGGCCCGCATAACGGCATTCGTTGGCCAGCCCCTGGGCGATGTCGAGGATGTGAATATCATCGGGGCGCGGATCGAGGTAGCTGAAATGCCGGCCGCTGGCAGTGAGTATCCAGCTCATGATTGCGGCTCCGGTTCGGAGGCAACGAGAACCTGCCCCAGCGATATTTTCAACGCGGCAATGGATTCCGCCATGATTATTTGAATGGTTGCCTCAGTAAGCGCATGCTCGATCTTTACTTCGCCCAGACCAGGCACGTCGATCGTCGCGTGTGCTTGCGGAATTCCCTTGAAGTGGTCTAGGTGGCAATAGACTGATTTAACTTTCACAGTGGCTCCCAGAGTTGATCGGAACGCGCACCTGGCGATCACCCGCATCCCAGGCTTCAACGATTTCCTTGCAGCATGAACAGACGCCCAGGCATGCGTACCGATCAACGCGCAGCCAATGGCAGGCCGTATCGTTGGCGTCGTCATAGCAGGCCTGTGTGTCTGTGCAACCGCAGCCGATACAGGTGGCGATCGTCATGCTGATGTACCCGTGGGGAATGGCCAAGGCATGCGTGCCGCCTGTCCGGCCGCGATCACATTCGGATCTTCGATGGCCGAAACGGGCGGATTAGACGAGGCCGCATCTTCCATGCGAATAAATTCATTCTCGACAAGATTGGTGACGACATCCCGAGCTTTCGGGCCAAGCCGGACGGTGAAATACGCGCCTTCTCCCTGGATGGAATCGATGGTGCCAGTCTTGCCGCAACACTTGCGCCGGTGCCCGCTTGGTCCCTTGAGCCCGTTTTTGATCAGCACCCGATCGCCGATCTTCGGTTCGCCAGTGGTTGAAGATGCAGCGGCCGGCTGCACTTTTGCAGTTTTCGCCTGCACTTTCTTTGGCTCGGACTTTTTGGCCGCCGTCGACGCAGCTTTCGGCTTCTCCTTGGCTTTGCTCTCGGCGATGACGCCCTTCTTGATGGCGGCGGCGTCGATCTGCAGGGCTTCAGCGGTATCCAGCAGCCTTATCGGCTTGGTGTCGGAATAGCTGCATACCGAAACCTGGCCGGCGATCGAGGCCTCGATCATCAGCCGCGCGCAGTCCTTGCGCTCAAAGCTGTCGATGCGGTCCTTGAGTTGACGGACCAGCTCGTGATCGTCGGTCTTGTCTTCCACAGCGATCCAGAGCCGCGCCAGGCGCTTCTGATCTTCGAACTGCAGTCCGTTGATGATGGTGGTGGTGACCAGGCGGAATTCGCGCAGGTCGAGCAATGCATCCTCAGCGCGGGTGTCGAAGTCGATGGTGAGTTTGCTGCGTATGCTTTCGAACAAGCGCTGGCGGAAGGTGACTTCCTGCTTCTGCTTGCGTGCGGCTTCCTTCTCCTCGGCCGAGCGCGCCTGGCGTGTGACCTCGCTGGGGATCTTGACGCCCTTGGCGGCCAGGTGCTCCTCGATGGTGGACTTGGCAATGACCTCGATCACCTTGCCCTTGTCGTGCGGATCAATCAGCAGATCCGGCTTGGGCGCGTCCTTGCCGAGGATCTGGCGCATGGTGCGGTTCTTCGAATCGGAATAGATTTTCTTGTCGAGATCCACATAGCCGCCGGCGAGGTCGTTGTTGTAGCTGTTCGGCTTGATCTTCTTGGCTTCGGCGCCGTCGATGATCTTGCGGCCCTCTGCCTTGGCTGCTGCCTTCTGCGCGGCGACGTGGGCGAGTTTCTTGGATTCGAAGCATTCCGGATCGGTGCAGATGTCTGCATTCTTGACGTCTGCGAAAAGCTCCTGCTGGTTGCCGGTGCGCTTCGGGCATTCATGACAGCGACCGACGCCGGGCACCAGGTTTTCATCAGCGCGTGAGAATGGCGCATCGGCCAGGCGCAGCATGTAAGTGCGCTGAACATGATCCAGGGCAATGCGGTAGGACATGGGTTCGCCATTGCCGAAACGGCCATGGGCGATTTCCTTGGTAGCCTGCTCTTGCAATTTGGCGACGGGGATGCGTGCGACCAGGAGCGCGGTGGATGGATTGAGATCGTCCGCATAGAAGGCCTTGCGCGCGGCCGGACACAGTGCGGTGAGCTTGAGTCGGGCGTAGATATAGGCCTTGCTCTTGCCGATTTTGTCGCCGAGCTGCTCGGCTTGGTAACCGTAGTCCTTCATCAGCCGCTCATAGCCTTCGGCTTCTTCGAGCGGATGAACGTCTTCGCGCTGGAGGTTCTCGACGATCTGGATCTCCAGCACTTCCTGGTCGCCTAGTTCGCGCCAGAAGGCAGGGATATCGACCAGGCCAGCGAGCTTGGCGGCGCGCCAGCGTCGCTCGCCACAAACAATCTCGTAGAGCACGCCGTCGGGCTGCTTGTTGCAGGCCGGCAGCGGCCGGGTAAGGATTGGCTGCAACACCCCGAGTTTCTGGATGGAGTTGGCCAGGTCGTTGAGCTTGGCCTGGTCGAAGTGCTTACGGGGGTTGGTCGGTGATGCGCAGATCGATTCGACCGGCAGCGCGACAGGCAGGGTGGCGGTTGTTGCTGGGGCATTCATAGGGCGATCTCCTTGGAAAATTGATTTGACTTGCGGTAAGTTTTGGTGAGGTCGCCGCTGATACAGTGGCCTCGGTAGCGCAGAACATTGGAAAGGCGCGCACGATCAGCGTGGCTATGGCTGGCCTGACGGAATAGGCCGAAATAACTGTTGGCGGTTTCGAGTAAGTCGCCGGCGTCTATCGATGCGGCTCTGCTCATTGCTTCGTTGAACGTGCGCCGGCGCATTGTTCGGTGCCAGGGCCTGATCACCTGGCCAACGAAATCGACGCCGCGATCCACCGGCTGCAGGATGGTCTTGGCCGGGTTGATGCGCAGGTTGAGGTTATCAGCGAGGAATACCTCGATCTGCGCCTTGGCATCATTCAGCCACTGCGGGGATTCGTGCAACAGCACGATGTCGTCGACATAGCGGATGTAGTACCGCGCACCGAGTTGATGCTTAGCGAACTGATCGAGCACATCCAACAGGATATTGGCGAAGAATTGCGACGACAGATTGCCGATCGGCAGGCCCAGGTGTGAGGGCTGGTTGGTCAGGCGTTTGTGAGACGGAACCCGCTCAAGCAGAGACGAATCGCCGTGGTAGTTGAACGACTGGCGCGGATCGTGAAACAGGATCGTGCCAGCCAGATCCAGCCACCAGGGTTCGGTGATGCGCCTGGCCAGCTTCTCGAAGACAATCCGCTTGTCGATGCTGACAAAGAAGTTGGCCAGGTCAAGCTTGAGGTAGTGCGCTGGGCGGCTCCAGTTTTGCGTGATGCTGCGGATTTTCGCTTCCAGTCGTTTGATGCCGTAGAGCGTGCCGCGCCCGGGAATGCACGCGCAACTGTCGGCAATGAAGCCAGCATGGAACCTGGGCGCGACTTTGTTGTAGAGCAGATGATGAACGATGCGATCGCGGAATTCCGCCGCCCACACTTCGCGGGGCTTTGGCCGGGTGATGACGAAGCTGATTGAGCGGCCCGGCCGATAGCTGCCTTCCTGCAGTTCGTCATATAGGCGGCACAGATTGCGTTCGCAGTCGATCTCGAAAGCCAGGGCCGTCGATTTATTGCGCTTGTGGCGGCGGCAATCCTCGTAGGCTTGGACAAGCTCGGTAAAAGAAAAATCAGCAGGGCATGGTGCGGTTTCATCTGCGGACGAGGACCACCCGATACTTGTTGTCCTTGTGGTTGTTGTTCTGGTTGCCGTTGTTGAAGCTCTGCAGCCAGGCATAGGACTCGTTGTCGGCGTTCTGCGTTTATTCGTGCTATCGACGTCGCCCGGCCGGGATGAATCAAACAATCCCAGTTGGGAAACTGCGCCGGACCAAGCCCGAACGGGTATTGCTTCGTCGGTGGTTTCCGTGGTGCGCATGGCGGTGGCGAAGGGAAGTTCTCCCTGGGCCAGCGGCACGACCAGATCAAAAAAGCGTTCTGTCATGATGGCCTTGACCTTCATGCGTCTGACGCAACTGCGACCCGCGCCACCCATTCGCTTGCTTGCCTACGCTGTCCGATAACTGGATCACCTTGGCATACTGGGCGAGCGAAATCGCCTGTATGTCGCGCGCCAGCCGGATCAATAGTTCGATCTCCTCATGGTGTTCGAGGAGTTCGTCCAGGTGAAGTGTCTTATCCTGAGCCTTATTGGCGCGCAGGATCAAGACGGTGATCTTCACGCACCGATCGCGCAGATCGCATGCCAGGGTCTGTTTGAAGTCCCTGGGCATGTTCTTGGCAACCAGCATGACAGCCTTCAACAGTTCGAAGGTTGCTTTGTAGATCGGCGTATCGGAATGGAGGCCCATGCTGATAAAAATCAAAAAAAGATTTGCAATGGCTGAAGGGTTAAATGGCTACTCTGCGGACGAGGACCACCCGATACTTGTCGTCCTTGTGGACGTTGCTCTGGTAGCCGTTGTCGAAGCTCTGCAGCCAGGCATAGGACTCGAAGCCGGCGAACTGCTCGCTGGACCAATACCAGCCAGGCTTGATTTGGTCTTTCAGATTCGCGAACAGCAGGGATTGCTCGCGCCGCGTCGGCAATTCCCCTCCGCAATTTTTTGCAAACGCCTTGGCTTGCGCCCAGGTGAGGTCTTGTCCCCAATTTGGTATCAGAATGATGTGCTGATCTCGTTGGCCTTCCTTGCCAAGCAGAATACCCGCGTACTTCTCACCCTTCTTGAGGTTCTTCTTTATCCACGCTTTCTTAGCTTCGCTCATGACCCGGTTCTCCCTAAATCTCGAAATTGATGAATGGTTAAATGGCTACTCTGCGGACGAGGACCACCCGATACTTGACGTCCTTGTGGATGATGGTCTGGCCGCCGTTGAGGAAGCTCTGCAGCCAGGCATAGGACTCGTTGCCGGCGTCCTGCTCACGGGTCCAGTGATATTCAGCCACGTATTCATCCGGCTCCCGCTTGGCGTAGAGCAACGCACTTTCGACGCGATCAGGCAGTTCTGCACCTTCTTGCGCCGCGTAAGCCATGGCGTCTTTCCAGTTCAATTGCTTGTCGCGTTCGTATGGCAGCCGAATGACGTGATGTCCATGGCCGTCTTTGCCCAGGATTGCGCCAACGTAGCGCTCGCCATAGCGCAAAGGTGGCCTGTTAAGGGGATCTGCGGATGATGTATTGCCGGACAGGTGTTTTTCCATCCAGGCGCGGAAAAGGGCTTGCGTCTCGACGGTGAGCTGCGCGCCGCCGACGTCCATCGTCAATGTGGCTTGGTTATTTTTCATCGCAAACAGACTCCGAATTGGTGAATGGCTGAATGGCTACTCTGCGGACGAGGACCACCCGATACTGGTAGCCCTTGTGGTCGTTGTCCTGGCGGCCGTGGCTGAAGCTCTGCAGCCAGGCACAGGACTCGTCGCCGGCGTCCTGCTCACGGGTCCAATACCAATCGGGCTCGAATTCGCCCTCTTCCTTCGTGGCATAGAGCAGCGCGCCTTCGACACGGTCCGGCAGTTCGCCGCCGGCGTCCTCGGCGAATTTCATTGCGGCCTTCCAGGTCAGTTCGTCAGACGTCTGCACTTCCTGGGCCATGCGGATGACGTGGTCGCGGCGGCCGTTCGGCGTGATGACCGTGGCGACCAGGCGCTCGCCGGGGTTTAGGTCCGGCATCGCGATGGTGAGTTGGGTGGCGAGGTTTGTTTCGGGTGCGTTCATTGCGACTCCTTTTCAGTGGTGGTGGGAAAACGATAAAGCGGCTTTTCTGCGCTTGGTGACCAGGCCAGCTGTTCTGCGCGGACGATGCGTGGCGCAATGCCGTAGCCGGGGAATTGATAGGTGATGCAGGTGAACTTGCCGTCTTTCCATTCGGCCACGGCACGATCGCCGGGCTGGAGCGGAATGCAGAGACGTTCGAATTGCGCAAGCAGATCCGCGCGGCGGTCGTTTTCGTCGCGGGTCTGCAGGAAGCCGAGCAGGAGGATGATCGAGGCCAGCACCATGGCGATTTGAGTTATGCCGCGCATGCTTGTGCTCCTGTTGTGGTTGGCAGCAGCATTTCCGCGACGATCATGGACGCCGTGCAGCCGTGGTCGGCGATGATGAGGATGTTGTGTCCGAGGCCGCGAACGCGGTACAGCAGGCCGGGAATGATGGGGATGGCGATCATGGTGGCGTCTCCTAACGACAATTAGCGACTTGGGCGACAAACTGACGGATGCCGGCGGGGCTACTGCGTTTGCCGATGAAAACGTGGCCGCCGCCGGTGATGCGGAACAACAGGTAATCGGTGCGATCGCCGATCTTCTTTTCACTGAGGAACAGGTTGAAGTCCTTGGCAATCTGCCGGGCTTCCTTGATCTGCTGCAGCGGGGAGTGTTGACGTGCCATGGCTAATCTCCGGTGGTAGAGTGAGCGAGGACTTTTCTTGGAGGTGTTATGGACGAAAGAGAACTGAAGCAACTTTTTGTAGAACTGATCGAAGCGCAAGGTGCAGCGCTTGGAATAGTCGTTGCAGCGATGTCGCATCAGTTGGATGTAGAGCGATTGGCGACGGATTTAAGGTCGCAGATTGAAGCGGCGAAACTGACAAAGTTGGCGCCGGCGATGGCAGTGCGTCTAGCCACTCACGCGCTTGCTGCCGCTGATGCGGAGAGTGCGTTACGTCGGAAAGGAACTCATTGAGGCGCGGTTTGTTATCCCAGTGGGAATCTTCACGGATGCAGGAGCAATCGTCTTTATAGATCGCGCCACAGTGGCATTCTGCAAAATGATCTGAATATGGATGGCGCACCTGGCGCTGCGTTCTTTCCGAACAGGAGCTGAGCGCTGAGGCGCATAGGGTGCCGGCGGCGACGCCGGCAACAAACGTGTGGTAGGAGAGTTCGTTAATCGCTTCGAGAAGCTCGTTATTCCCGTCAGCCAGCGACAGGCAGCGCACCTTGGCCTGGCTCCGGCGGAATGTCTTCGCTGCGAATCTAATAGCCTCATGCACCGAGCGAAGTGGGATGCGCTTGATACACCCCGCCTGACCGGCAGAGTTGATGCGGGAAATGCCGTCCCAGGGCGGAATGCTGTAGTCAGCTTGATTTGTGGTGCCACCGAAGGCGATCTGGCGGGGTAGTGGTGTGCTCACGGTTCCCCTCCCAGTTCCACTTTGGCAATGGCCGCGCGAATGATCGCCAACTGGATACCCATGCCGATCTGGGCGTCGTCATCCTCAAATCCGGCCATGAATTGCTCGGCGATTCGCAGAGCATCGAGGAGCTCGGGCGCGGCGGCGATCAGGCGCTGGTTTGCGTCGGACTCAACGCAGGTGGCATCGAGATTCGACATGACATAGCCCCAGGCCATGGTCTCGGCTTGGAGAATGGTGTGTACGGCGGAACCATCAGGGTTGGGTATTTCCGGTTTGAGCGTGTACCCCTCCCACATCCAGGGGCCGGGCGTGTGCGCTGCGCGATCTGGTGCGTTCATGTTTTCTCCCGTTGGTTGGAAAGTGGCGGTGGTTTGCCTGCGACGGGAGAAAGATAAGGCAATGCCTAATTCTTGTCAATAGGCATTGCCTTATCTTTTATGCCGACTTTGTCGCTAGATCGATGACGAAAAAAAGCCCGGACAGGCCGGGCATTGGATCAGGGAATAATCAGAGCGTCAGTGACGCGAAAATTGATTGAATCGGGAAAGCAGTACTCCGGTTTTGGTTGTGGCCGAACTGGGGCGGTTGGCGGTGAAGGTCACCTCCGGCACCATGCCGATTCGCGCGCTGTCTTTTCCTTGTGCGCCTGGATAGTGAGCCATTGCATGTTTAAGTGGTGATCGTCACCCTTGCACTTGAGCGGCATTACGTGGTCAATTTGCCATCCGGGACAAGCACCGCGTGTCTTTCCCGTAGAAGGACAAGGTTGTAGGCGCTTAAATTCTGCAATCGCTGCGGCGCTGCGATATATCTTGGCGTCGATGGTTGATACTGAAGCTACCAGAATGGCAGCCACCAGCCAGCGGATCATTCCGGCATCGGAAACTTCGCGGCAAGTTCTGCGCCCCTTGGCGTACTAACGGGAATCAGACTGGGTTGGCCGCACGCGGCACATACAGAGTGTCGCGTATTCATGCGCCACAGGCTATAGATAATGCCCGGAACGATCAGGCATAACCACAAGACAATTTCAATGCCAATGCTGCCGCGAACCTTGGATTGCGCCCCACTGCGCGATCCACAGTTTGAGCAAATCATCGCAGCGGTATTCTTGCCAAAGGAAGAAAATGCCTTGACGATAAAGAAGACGAAAATGCCAAAAATCAACCAGTGAAACGCGCTGAACGATCCCATGACTACCTCCCTTAAGCAACATCAATCTCGCATGACTTCGCCGGCCACGGATTTGCGTAGTAAATATTGGCGGGGCCGCGAGGTTCTGTTCTACGTTCTACAAAATATGACGGGGTTTGGGTCATGCCCCACTTGATCCTTGCAAGGTCAGCCGGGGCAAGCTGGCCTATGCACGCTTTTTAACGTATTCCTTTGGTTTTGATCCTTGAAAATACAGTGCCAGAGCCATTTCGACTGCGGACTGCGCTCTGATTTTTCCCTCATCATCTGTTTCTTCCATCATTTTTACAACGGCTGCTATGCGCGGATTAATAGGTGACTTTGTTTTTCTGGTGGATACGGCTTCTTGCGATAGTCCCCAGTGTTCAGGGCCAACCACATCGGCCATGTATTGCCGAAGTTTTTCAAAATTGGGCTTTGAGATCCTTCCGGTTTTCATCCACCCCTGAACAGATGGTGCTTTTACACCAAAGTCGTCCGCCACCTTCTGCGGTGTGATCTTTTTCTTCTCAACTATGGCGGCGCGGATAGCGGCTCCTAGCGCTTCTTTTGTAAGCATTGCCTAATTTGACACTAACAAATCATCATTAGGCAATGCCTCTTGACAAACATTAGGCATTGCCTTATCTTGCGCCTTATGCAAACGAATCACATTGAACGAGCTTGCGATCTCCTGGGCGGATTGGGCGCGCTGGCGCGAATTCTTAAGGTCAGTTCTCCTACCGTGAGTCAATGGCGGACTGGGATTCGCCGCGTTCCTGCCGAACGCTGTCCAGCGATCGAACGGGCGACAAATGGTGAAGTTACTTGTGAGGAATTGCGTCCGGATGTCGATTGGGCATACCTGCGCGGAACGCGCTGCGGCCAACCCGAACAGGCAGCGGCGTGATGGCGACTGGATTAGCATACCTCGTTGTCACCGTCCGCTTGACGTGGTGGCTGCGCCTTTACCTCGCCACGCTGCTCGTGCTCTGTCGTCTTCATGGCACCCAGCCGAATCCTGATCGCGTCGTCTACTGGATTTCGCGTGGTCTGCGAATCCATGTCTCTCCAATTGTTCAACAACCAAAGCGGGAGGCAGCCTGATATGAGTGATCTGGTTCTGATCGTCCTGGCAAGTACCACTCCAATCTTTGTGATCCTGAGCTTGATCTGGATCGAATTACGCAAGATCAGGCGGATAGAAGGTATTGCATATCGCCAGCACTGCGGTGAACGAATCAACTTGTCTGTTGCACAACAATCCCCTCCGGGTCTCCAAGAACAAGGGAAAGTGTGACGACTGATATGGTTCCGTCCCTCAAATGGAAATACCTGTTCGCCACGATGAAGCAGGGATATCTGCAATCTCCATTCGCAAGTTCCTCGAACGAGAGAGTGTCTCCGATTCCTGGTATCTCCGGAAGTCTGAGTTGTGGAAATGGCACTTTCTCTGCGAAGAACTCGGCAGGGAATAGGAAGTGGACTTCGTATATGTGGTCGATCATGGCCAGTCCTTTCGGTTGGTGGTTGTGTGAGAACTTCCATTCTATCCGTCATGGGCTGGCCGCCCATCAACCCGAACGGGAGGATGCCTGAGATGTTTGACCACGACATGAGCCCTGGCGAAAAAGCCATCCTGAAGGAGCTGCGGGAAATAGTTCGACTGCTCAGCCTTGCGGAGCGTCGGGCGAATCCTTGTCTAGTTCCGGAAAACAGTCGAGAAGATGTCGTAACAATTTTCCAGCCACTCGGCGCTGAAGCTGTCCGAGGGATTCGCCATCCGAAAGTGGCAGCGAAGTGACCCAGTTCAGCTCTGCGTCCGCAAAAGTGATTTCGTACCTGCAGCGGATGCGGGCCTTGCTTTCTGATTCCACTGTCAACTTGACGTGCGAATTGAAGTCTTCCATGGGTCATTCCTTTCGGGTGGTTGAGATGCCGACACATCGATTCTACCCGTCTGGAATGTCCCACCTTCAACCCGAACAGGAGGCGGCTTGAGCCGCCAGAAAGGAACGTGATGTCAGTGATCATCCATGGTCCGCAGGCTTGCGGAAAGTCCCGGAACGCAAAAGCTCTGGCGGCACATTTTAATTGCTCGCGCATTATTGACGATTGGAATGAGCGGCTGCCGCTGCTGCCGGACACCCTGATGCTGACCAACGAAGCGCCAATCGAAGTAAAGGACGTTCTGGTCCTCGATTTTGGGATGGCTTGCCGCCTGGCCGCGATTACGGTGTCTTGATCTTGAGCGCCATCAATATCGCCAATCGCTTGCAATAGGCCGTCATATGTGCCGCACCATTTGTTGGAATGCAACCGTCGTTGTAGAGATGGATGACCTCGACGTCCTCGCTGCCTTTCCAGGAAAGTTTCTTCGCGGTTGCTTTGGTCATTCTGATTTTCACGACGGTCGGATCGGTTTCGTAATCGACCCAGTTTGTTCCCTGGTTTCCAATGGGCTTGTAGCGGCGATTCAAAATGATATAGCGACCGTCTTTCAGCCGTTGAAGACAATACGGAAAATGAGTCCAGCGCAGTCCCATGAAAGCTCCTTTCAGGGTGAATGGTGATGTGGAAATCTGATTTTGCCATGACTGGAACCTTTGTTGTCTCCTCCCGTCCCGGTTCGCCGGGGCTTCGACCGGCGCCGAAACCCCGCGCCGGTCTCTTTTTTTTACTCTTTTGGCAGTGATAACTCCCGATAACGGGTGATAAGGATTTCTCTCAATGATTATCAGCCCCAACCCTAAGCAATTGACTTTGCAACTAGAACCCGACCTGACCACGCGTTTCCGCAATGTTCGCGATGTGATCGCCGCCGGCGTCTATCAGCGCGGCCTCAAACGGGTCGCCGGCGATCTCGACATGGCACCGGGTAACCTTTCCTGTGCCCTCAATGACGAGGGAACCAGGCATGTCTCGGTGGACATGATGGAGCGGTACATTCAGACCCAGGGTGATCTGACGCCGATCCATTATCTGATCGCCCGCTACATGGGCGATATGTCCGAAGTCGAGGCGGCGACGATGCAGCGGGTTGAGACCTTGCTGGCCGAGGTAGCCGCACTGGTCGGACAAACGCCTCAGAAAAAATCCCGCGCTCGATGAAAAGAGTTGCGCCGCGAATCCTGGCGACCTTGCACGAAGAAACGGCCGTCGGCATCCGTGTGACGCGCGTCGCTCTGGATAAACCGCCGGTGGCCGTAGTGCCCGCACTGGATTCGGTGCTTGGTCTGTGGTGGTTTCATGCCGATGACTGGCCGGTCGGGCAAAGCACTGGAACTTTCTTCGATCGGTAGCCATGTCCGACGTACAGTCAAGCGGGACTAGCGAGTCGATGCCGGATTTCTCGGCTATCCCGTCTGCGCTGAAGGATCGGCCCCAGTGGCTCTGCTGGCGCCTGGAAGGCAAGCCGGGGGCAAAGAAGCTGGCGAAGGTGCCCTATTACGCCTCCGGAAAGATTCGTAAGGGTGTGCAGGGGTCAGAGTCTGATCGCGCAGCGTTGGTCACCTTTGATGCCGCCGTGGCGGCGATGGATAAGACCAAGGCTTCCGGCATCGGGTTTGCCTTCCTGCCTGACGACGGACTGATCGGCATCGACCTGGACAAGATGGTCGATTGCGATACCGGCGAGATATCGCCGCGCGCCCAAAAGATCATCGAGGCCTGCGCGTCCTATACCGAGTGGTCGCCCTCGGGAAACGGGTTCCACATCTATGTGCTTGGCCAGACCGATACCACCAAGGATAACGGGATCGGCGTCGAGATGTTTTGCAGCAGCCAGTTCTTTACGGTCACCGGCAAGCACCTGGCCGGATCGCCGGCCGATGTTCAGGCCATCGATGCGACGGTCCTTCGCCGATTGCGCAAGACCATCGATCTGGCCAAGGGCGGATTTACAGACAAGGCCCCAGCGCCGCCAAAAACTCCCCCCAAAACGTCGCCACCCGGATCGCCTTTGAGCGATCGCGAGCGGGTGCTGTCTGCACTGAATGCGATCGATCCCGGCGTCGGTTATGACGACTGGTATCAGATCGGCATGGCGCTGCAGGCAGCACTCGGCCCGGATGGATTCGACGCCTGGGATGCCTGGTCGGCACGCTCGGACAAGTACCCGGGTTCCCGCGAGCTGGTGTCGCATTGGAAAAGTTTCAAGCCTGGTCGGGTAGGTATCGGCACCCTGTTTCATCACGCCAAGCAGGCCGGCTGGAAATCGCCGCGCGGCTGGAAACCGAAACCATTTGTACCCCTTGTGCAAGCTCCCGCTGGGGAAATGATTACAGCCGAAATTCTTGGCAACCCTTTTTGGAGGCGCGGTTTGTGGCGCAGCGAAACGGGCAACGCCAAGCCATGCCGGGAAAATGCTGTGCATATGCTCATGGAGCATCCTTCCCTGGCCAAGCTGGTTGGCTATAACGTCTTTGCCAATCGCGTCGAATTGCTGAGAGAGCCGCCCTGGGGCGGTGTGGTCGGTGAATGGAAGCCGAAGGACACCTCCGAGCTGGCCGACTGGCTGGCCAACGAGATCGGCGTGCTGATGAAACTGCGCGATGTGAGCGATGCCGTCGCGTTGGCTGGCTGGCGAAATTTCATGAACCCGGTATTGGAGCAGTTCAACGCCTTGCCCGCATGGGACGGCACAGATCGGCTCGACTATTGGCTGATCGAATGCATGGGGGCGCTGGATAAGCCTTACCACCGTTTGGTTGGCCGAAAATTTCTGATGGGCCTGGTCAAGCGCGTGCTGCAGCCGGGCTGTAAGTTCGATTACATGCTGATCTTCGAGGGTCCGCAAGGACGGGGGAAAAGCAGCGCTTTCCGCATCCTGGCGATGCGTGATGAATGGTTCAACGATACGCCGTTTTCGGCGAACCTCGACAAGGATTCGCGGATGGCCCTGCACGGCTGTCTGCTCTATGAAATATCCGAGATGCACGCCTTCAACCAGGCCGACCATCGGGCGGTGAAAGCCTTCATCTCGCAGATGGACGACAAGCTGCGTGCACCATACGCAGAGCAGTTCGAGACCTTCAAGCGCACCTTAGTGTTCGGCGGTACCACCAACGAGACTGAATATTTTCGGGATACCACGGGCAATCGTCGCTTCTGGCCGGTCGCAATCTGTAATGCCAATCTCGAACGTCTCAAGGAATGGCTGCCACAGCTCTACGCAGAGGCGCTGCATCGCGTTCGCGCCAATGAGAGCGTATTCCCCAGTCGGGAGGAAGAAAACGAGCTGTGCGTGCCGGAACAGAAGGCACGGTTGATCGCCCATCCCTGGGTGGACTTCATTGCGCTGTGGCTGGGTAAGCCGGAGATGGCCTTGGCGAAGTTTGTCTCCTACCCGGAAATCTTCGAGCAAGCCCTGAAGCTGGAACCTGCTCGCATTGACCACTTAGGAAATGCTCAGAAGCACGTTCGTGCCTGCATGGACGCCCTCGGGTGGTATCCGGATCGCGACCGCATAGGCGAGGTTCAGGTGCGCGGATTCAAGCGCCTGACGCTTGAGGATCAAGCAGACAAAGGGGATGACGATGTGCCGATCTGAATTATATGGGTTTGTGACAGCACCACTTATCCACAGTTTCACTGTCACAGTCGCAAGCCTTGGTATCAGTGGGTTTGTGACAGCACCACTTATCCACAATTTCACTGTCACAGGCTGAAAGCCACGCCATGACTGGGTTTGTGACAGTGACAGTGTTTTTCACGCGCGCGTGCGTGTGCGCGCAATGTATTTATTTATTAATCGCTGTTTGTTCCAGGAGGAGACGATGAGCACGCTCTGCATTTATCACGGGAATTGTGCGGACGGATTCACTTCAGCATGGGTAGTGCGCCGCGCGCTTGGTGATGCTGTTGGGTTTCATGCGGGAGTCTATGGGGACCCTCCTCCTGATGTCACCGGGAAGGATGTTGTGCTGGTCGATTTCAGCTACAAGCGCCCCGTGTTGGAAGAAATGATCGAGCATGCCGCGTCGGTCACAATCCTGGACCATCACAAGACGGCTGAAGCTGATCTATCCGGGTTGTCCGGAGCCCGGACAGTTTTCGACATGGACCGTTCAGGAGCGCGCATCACCTGGGATTACTGCTTTCCAGGCGAAGCGCCCCCGCCGCTGCTGCTGCATGTCGAGGATCGCGACCTCTGGCGTTTTGCGCTCCCCAAGACTCGGGAGATTCAGGCCAGTGTATTCAGTTATCCCTATGACTTCGCCGTATGGGATCGGCTTATGGCGACAAACCCGACGGACCTGGCACGGGAAGGCGAAGTTCTTGAGCGTAAGCATTTCAAGGATGTTGCGGAATTGCTGGCGGTGGTTACGCGTCCCATGCGAATCGGCGGGTTCATTGTCGATATAGCAAATCTTCCCTACACGATGACCAGCGACGCTGGCCACGCGTTGGCCCATGGAAAACCCTTTGCCGGATGCTACTGGGACACTCCTCAGGGAAGGTCTTTCAGCTTGCGCTCTACCGAGAGTGGCGAGGATGTCGCTGAAATAGCGCGCATGTACGGCGGCGGCGGACACAGAAACGCATCTGGTTTTCGTGTGAGTTTTGACCAGGCCCGGGAGTTTGAGGTTTGACACTCAACCGCCAAAACATGCGGGCGCTGATGCCGTCGGTTGCGGCATTCATTGATGATATGCGTCAAGCCTTCGGCGTCAAGGAAATCGATGATGTGATCCGAAGGGGCTTGCGTGCCGACTGTCAGCCCGCACAGCGCTTCTTTGCTTTTGAGGCGGGGCATACCCTCGGTCAGCGTTATGTGCCCAGCGGCATGGCCGTATCGGTGGCGGCGATGCACATTGAGGTTGCGGTCACGGCGCCTGCCACCGTGCCAGCCACCGTGAGTAAGAAACGTGGGAGGAAGCGCTGATGACAACGACAATCATAACGGGACTGGATGACCTCAAGCGAAACCTGTCCAACCTTGCGCAGAAACAAGTGCCATTCGCTGCCAGCCGCGCACTCAACAATCTCGCGTTTATTGCCAATGGGGCGATCAAGGAAGAGATGAACAAAACTTTCGGCGGTGGCGCGACGGTATTTACGCTGCGTGCATTCAGGATAGAGAGGGCAGACAAGACTAATTTGAGTTCGGCGGTCATCTTGCGCGCCGATGCGCCTGAAGGCGGCGTGTCTTACTACAAGGCGCTGCATCATCTATTTACGGGTGGCACCCGGGACTGGAAGAAGATCGAGGGTCTGTTGCGCGGTCTTGGCTTGATTCCGGCCGGAATGATGGCTGTGCCCGGCGGCGCGTGTCCGCTCGACAATCGCGGGAACATGCGCAAGCCGGCACTCAACGAACTGCTTGGCGTCATCAGTGCAAACGTCCGCAATTTGCGCGTGTTCCGACGTGCCGGAAAGGTCAGCAAGCAACAGAAGGGCATCGGCTACTTCGTGATTCTTCCTGGCGACAGGACGCATCTGCACTCGGGCGTTTGGAAGCGCATCGAGACTGGGAGTAGCAGCGTGATTAAGCCAATGATCATGTACGTTCAGCGAGGCCATTGGCGCCAGTTCATTGATCTACAGAAGATCGGCGTCGGTATCGTTGCCAACAATTTCGATCGCGAGTTCGCCAAGGAACTGACGGCAGCGGTGGGGAGCGCCCGATGATTATCTCCGGGTCCTCCCCAGCCTCGCCCAACACGGGTAATGCGAACCCCGCGGAAAAAACAGTGGGTGGATTTTGGCCGGGGTCGTCGGCTAGGTCGTCAATTGGGCTTATGAGGTAGTCGACAATGGGTCGTCAGTTGATGGGATACCGCGAATATGCAGCGAATCGGAAGAGCCGGGGCCTCGTCGGTAGCTCGCTGCGTGCGGTTCAGAAAGCCATCGAGACTGGCCGCATTACGACCGTGGCCGATGATAAGGGCCGGAAGATGATCGATCCGGAGGTTGCCGACATTCAATGGACCCGCAACACCGATCCAGATCAATCGGCGCGCGCCAATGTTGGCCGTGATCCTGCGTCATCTTCCGCTGCCCCCCCTGGTACAGATTCGCCAACTCAAGATGGACACAGCAGTTCAGGCCAAGGCAGTGCTTACTGGGATGCTCGCACTCGTCGTGAGCAGGCCGAAGCAGAGAAGGCTGAGATCCAGCTCAAGGAACTGAATGGCGAGCTGGTAAAGCGCGATGCCGTCCATCGTGCCGCCTATGAAGCCGGCCGTCTGTTGCGCGACATGATCCTGGCGATCCCAGGAACCGTAGCCTCCGACCTGGCCGCGCTAGTTGATTCGCGCGAGATCGAAATCCGCCTGGCCGACGAACTCCGCAAGGCGCTCGACCAGGTGGCCCGCGTGACCGCCACGTCTCTTGATACCAGGATTGGATGATGGGCGCGATCGCTGACGGGTTCCTGGCCTACTGCACCGCCTTCGCGGAAGGTCTCACGCCAGATCCAAACATGTGGGTCGACGAGTGGGCCGACGACAACATGGTCATCCCGAAAAAATCCGGCGCCGCTCACCCTGGGCCGTACCGCACTGACCGCACGCCGATGGCGCGCCAGATTATGCGCTGCCTGTCGCCTATGGACCCATGCCTGCGTGTCATTGTCGAAGGCGCTTCGCAGATGCTCAAGACACAGGTCGGATTGAACTGGATCGGCGCCAGCATTCACCAGACTCCGGCCAACTTCCTGGTGCTGCTGCCGACGACGAATATTGCCAAGCGCGTCAGCAATCGCATCAGTAACACCATCGACGCCGTGCCCGTGCTGCGCGAGCGCGTAGCTGAGCCGCGTAGTCGCGATGCGCGCAACACCATGGACACCAAGGAATTCGATGGCGGTACGCTCTACATTGCCACCGCCGGCAGCGCCTCCAACCTGGCAGAGATCGCCGCGCGCTTCGTCTATGGCGATGAGGTTGATCGATGGGAACTCAGCGTCGATGGCGAAGGCGACCCCGTTGAACTTGCCGGCGCGCGGGTCAGCACCTTCGGCAACAATTCCAAACAATACTACTCAAGCTCCCCGACGCTCGAAGGCTTGAGCCGCATCGATGCCTTGTTCAAGGAAGGCGACCAGCGCCGCTATTTTGTGCCGTGCCCGCACTGCGGACATATGCATATTCTCGAATGGGAAAACGTTCGCTGGACTGCCGAACTTACCGAAGCCTGGATCGTCTGTCCCGACTGCGGTGCTGAGATCCAAGAGCACCACAAGGCCGTCATGCTCGCCGCCGGCGAGTGGCGTGCCACGGCGGAAGGCGACGGCATCACCGTCAGCTTTCATGTGTCCGCTCTTTGCGCGCCACCAGGTTCGATTGCATGGTTGTCGCTGGCCAGACAATACGTCAAGGCCAAGGCCGCCCTCGATCGTGGCGACCAGGAACCAATGCAGGTTTTCTACAACACGCGCCTGGCCAAGTGTTGGGATGCTGCGCAGGAAACCGCCAAGGCCGACACCCTCAAGGCACGTGCCGAAGACTACCCGCTGCGCACTATTCCCGCCGGCGTCCTTTTGCTGACTGCTGCTGTCGATGTCCAGCCCAATCGCCTTGAAATGATGATTTGGGGTTGGGGCGAAGGCCTCGAACGCTGGGTCATCGATTACCAGGTGCTCTGGGGGGCGCCTTCTGAGGATGCCGTGTGGCGGGATCTCGATGCCATCCTCACCGCTCACATTCCGCACCCGTCCGGCGTGCCGTTGTCGATCGTCGCCACGCTGATCGATTCGGGCGGCCACAATACCCAGGACGTTTATGCCTACTGCCGGCTGCGGCGCCATCGCAAAGTGCTCGCCATCAAGGGCGCCAGCCGCCCTGGCCGCCCGATCATCGCGCAGAAGCCCAGCAAGGTCGACATCAGCTACCGTGGCAAGTCGGAAAAGCACGGTGCGGAACTGTGGTTCGTCGGGACCGATACCGCCAAGGACTGGCTGGCCAGTCGTTGGCTGCTTGAAAGCGGTCCGGGCGCGATCCACTTTTCCAAAGACCTGCCGGATGAGTTCTACAGCCAGATCACCGCCGAACGGCGCCTGGTGCGTTATCGGAAAGGTCATGCGATCAGCGAGTGGATCAAAAACAAGGCAGATCGCAACGAAGCCCTCGACATTTCCGTTTATAACCTAGCCGCTGCCAACTTCCTCGGCCTGCACCGCTACCAGGCCGCCGACTGGGCGCGCCGCAAGCTCCAGGTCGATCCGCCGACGCGCGATCTATTCAACGTGCCCGACAGTGAATCGCCGCCTGCCGCCAGAACGGTGCAGACGTCTGCACCGAAAGAAGTCCCAGCGCAGAGTCCCACCAACGCCGCGCGTCATCAGCAACTGATGGAGCGCATCCGTTCGCGCCGGCAATGATCAACGACGACATGATCCATCGCTTGATCGAAATGCTGCTGGAACTTCAACCCGGCCTGGAGGCTGAGCTTGCCCTGCAGCTCGAAAAGCAGTTGCGCGCCGAATTCGTGGGTGAGCGGGTGTATGTGAAAAAGCCGAAGCCGTCTCCCGAAGAAATTGTCCAGCGATTGAATGGACAAAACGTCAAGCAAGTAGCGAGAGACTTGGGCGTTTCCCGTGAGACGGTTTACTCTGCAATTCGCCGGCGCCGGGAACTCCGGAATAAATAGTCCAATTTTTGGCAGAAATCTGACAAACAGAGGAATGTAATCACACTCGTCTCCATCTATCGACGAGTGTCATGGCCTTCTCCGCTGCCGACCTAACTGCCATCGAACAAGCCATCGCCACGGGCGAGCTTGAGGTCGAGATCAACGGCAAGCGCATCAAGTACCGTTCCGTTCCCGATCTACTCGCCGCGCGCAACACTATCCGCGCCGATCTTCAAGCCAGCGGCATTGCCACCCAGGCAACGCGTACCTCCTACGCTTCGCGGGTCCGCAGCTGATGGCCAAGACCGTTGTCGCCAATGTACTTGACCGCGCCATCGGCTACGTCAGCCCGATCCGCGGCTTGAAGCGCGCCCAGGCGCGCATTGCCTTGCAGCGTAGCTATGATGGCGCCAAGACCGGCCGTCGCACCGGCGGCTGGACTACCGGCGGCACCTCGGCCAATGCCGAGATCGGCCCGGCGCTCGCCACCTTGCGCAACCGCTCGCGCAGCCTGGCGCGGGACAATCCCTACGCCGCCAAGATCATGGCATCCTGGGTGGCCAATGTCGTCGGCACCGGCATCACCGCCAAGTTCAGCAACGGCCAGGCGATTTGGGATGCGTGGGTCAAGGAATGTGACGCCGATGGCCAGTTCGATTTCTACGGCCTGCTTGCCCTAATCGAACGCTCCCGCTTCGAATCCGGCGAAGTGCTAATCCGGCTGCGCTGGCGCCGCCTGGAAGATGGCCTGACCGTACCGCTGCAACTGCAAGTGCTGGAGTCAGACTACATCGATAGTCTCAAAACCGAATCGCTACCAAACAGCGGCTGGATACTCAACGGCGTTGAGTTCGACGCCGTTGGTAAGCGCGTCGCCTACTGGCTGTTCAGTACGCACCCTGGTGATTCTGCGCCCATCCTGAAAAGCCTGTTATCTAAGCGTGTGCCGGCGGAAGACATCATTCACTATTACCGCAAGACGCGCCCAGGCCAGGTGCGCGGCGTGCCGGATCTGCATCCGGTTTTGCTCAAAATGCGCGACCTCGACGACTACCAGGAAGCCGAGCTGGTGCGCAAGGGGATCGAGGCGTGCTTTGCCGCCTTCATCACCAGTGACGACGAAAGCCGCACCGTGGGCGAAGCCCTCACCGAAAGCAGTACCGGCCATCGTATCGAAAACCTCGGCGCAGGCATGATTCAGTATCTCAAGGGCGGCGAAGACGTGAAATTCGGCGCGCCCAATGCCATCAACGGCTACACCGAATTTACTGACGACCATCTACATGCCATCGCCGCCGGCGGCGGTGTCACCTTCGAGCAGGCCACCGGCAACCATGCGCGCGTCAACTACAGCTCGATTCGCGCCGGCACACTTGAATTCCGCCGATCCGCCGAACAGCACCAGTGGCTGGCGCTGATTCCCGGCGTTTGTGAGCGCATCGCTGGTGCTTTCATCACGGCCGCGCGTCTGGCCGGGAAGATCAACGGAACCAAGATCACCGTTTCCTGGACCCCACCGAAGTGGGAATGGGTTGATCCGGTCAAGGATGTTGCCGGCGAGCTGCTTGAAGTGGCGGCCGGCCTCAAGTCCTGGCAATCCGCGGTGCGGCGGCGCGGCGAAGATCCCGACCAAGTACTCAAGGAAATCGCCGAAGACCAGGCGAAATTCAAGGACCAGAACATCGCCATCCAGATCGACAAGCTAGCCCTGGGCGCCGCCGCCGGTGCCAATGCCAACCAGGGCGCCGACAACCAAGGAGCCACACAATGACCAAGAAAAGCCGTATCGAAGGCACATTGAATCGTTCGTTCGCCCTGCGGATCGAAAAGCAGCACCGCGCTGCCGACTCGTCAGCGACGGCGGAAGGGGAAGGCGCTAGTGCCACCCCAGCCGACAACCTGGTGCTGTCATTTCCCTTCGCCAGCGAAGAGCCCTATTTGCGCTCCAGTTGGTTCGACGATCCCTGGATGGAAACCCTAGGCGTCACCGATGCGGAATGCGACCTGACGCGCCTCAATGCCGGCGCGGCCGTCATGGCCAACCATGGCCGCTACAGCACTGGCGACAGCCCATTAGCCATGATTGGCAAGACCCTGCGCGCCTGGATCGACATAGGCCGCGCCTATGTCGAGATCAAGCTGTCGCGCCGCGAAGGCATGGATGGCCTGCTGCAGGACATTGCCGACGAGCTGGTGCCGAACGTCAGCGTCGGTTATCAGATCCTTGAACGCACCCTGATTAAGTCGAACGGCGAAACCGCGCCGGACGAATACCGAGTCACGAAATGGCTGCCGCTGGAGGTGACGCTATGCGACATCCCGGCGGACGCCACCGTGGGAATAGGCCGCTCCATACAGACAGAGGATGCAGCCGAAGGTGCCACGCACTATCGCGTGGTCGATTTGCCCGAACCGGGCGCCTCAACGAAAGGAATGGAAATGGGAAAAGACACCCAAACGCCGGGCGCGGGCACGCCGACCGCAACCGCAACTGCAAGCGAAAATGAAACACAAGTCCGCGCCGCCGTCGAAGCCGAGCGCCAGCGCGGCATCGAGATCCGCGAAGCCTGTGCGTTAGCCGGCCTTGAGCCGGCAACCGCCGAAGACTTCATCAAGCGCGGCATCACTGCCGACGCGGTGCGACAGGAGGCCATGAAGAAAATGGCCGAACGCAGCGCGGCGCAGAATGTCACCAGTCGTGCCGACATCGTCACCGTGCGCGACGAGACCGAAACCCGGCGCGAGATGGCCGGGGCGGCGCTGCTGCATCGCTACAATCCGAAGAACGCGCTGCCGGAAGGCGCGCGCGAATTCCGTGGGCTGACGCTGCTCGAACTGGCACGCGACTGCCTGGAACGTCAGGGCGTCAAGACCCGTGGCATGGACAAGATGGAGATCGCTCGCCGCGCGTTCGAAGGCACCTCCGACCTTGCCAACATCGTTGCCAATGTGGCCAACAAGACCCTGCGCCAGGCCTATCAGACTGCCTCGCGCAGTTTCACGTCCTGGGCGCGCGAAGCATCCGCCGCCGACTTCAAGACCATTTCCCGTGTTGCGCTCTCCGATGCGCCGGCGTTGGAGACCGTCAACGAAAACGGCGAGTTCAAGCGCGGCGCGGTAACGGATGGCAAGGAAACCTACCAGCTTGCGACCGTCGGCAAGATCATCGGCATCACGCGCCAGGTCATCATCAACGACGACCTGTCGGCCTTCACCCGCCTGCCGCAGCTCTTCGCCAACGCCGCAGCGAACTACGAGTCCGATACCGTCTATGGCATCCTCACCGCCAATGCCGCGCTGGCCGACAACGTCGCGCTGTTCGAGGCCAGCACCCACAAGAACTACACCGCTTCCGGCACGGCCATTTCCGTCACTTCGCTGGATGTCGGCCGCGCCACCATGCGTGTGCAGAAGACGCCGCAGAGCGTGGTCATGAATCTCGGTCCGCGCTTCCTGATTGTGCCGGCGGCCAAGGAGACCATCGCCAATCAATACACCAGCGCCGATTTCGTCAGCGCCAAGTCGAGCGACATCAACCCATTCAAGGGCGCGCTCGATGTCATCGTCGAGGGTCGTCTGGATGCCAGCAGCACGACGGCCTGGTATCTGGCCGCCGACCCGGCAACCATTGATACCGTCGAATACTGCTACTTGGAAGGGCAGCAGGGCGTCTATCTCGAAACCCGCCAGGGCTTCGAAGTCGACGGCATGGAGCTGAAAGCGCGGCTCGATTTCGCCGCCAAGGCGATCGATTACCGCGGCCTTTACAAGAACGTCGGCGCCTGATAGGCAATGACCCGGTCCGCCGGGTGATAACCCCATTCACGAAAAACGAAAGGAACCAAAATGCAAAACTTCGTACAAGAGGGCAATATCCTCACACTGACCGCGCCCTACACGCGCACGGCGGGCCAGGCGGCCCTGATTGGCGCCATATTCTGCGTTGCCTGCAACGATGTCACCAGCGGCGCCAGCGGGGAATTTGCACGCACCGGTGTTTATGACCTTACGGCCTTGTCCACCGCCACCGGTGCGATGGGCGCCAAAGCGTATTGGGACGATAGCAACAAGCGCATCGACACGGACAGCACCATCGGCATGCTGGTTGGCACGCTGGTTACCGCCAAGACCAATGGCCAGACCACTGCGCGCGTGGTATTGAACGGCTGCGCGCCTTCCACCGCAGAGGGCGCTCAAGGCGCGATCGTCGCGCTCACCGACAACACCGGCGGTTCTGGTACGCACGACGACACACTGGCCGACGGACTCACGGTGGCGGCATTCGCTGGAGGGACATTCACGGGTGCCGTCGATGGCACGGTTGAGGACATCGCTGCGGCGGCGGGTGCTTGTGCGGGAAATGCGGAGCCGAGCGCGGCCAACGTGGACACCGCCATCGCCACTGCAGTGGCGCCGATCGTAACTGGTACGAACCTCCAGCTAGCCGAGATCAAAGCGAAGGTCGACGCGCTGATCACTGACGTGACAGTGCAGAATCAGAACGACAGCGACCTGGCCCAGAAGATCCTGGAAATCCGCACCGCGCTGATCGCCGCCGGCATCCTCACCGCTTAACCATGGTCGATTTCGCCGCCCACATGGCAAGACTGATCGCCCGCGCCGGCCAACCCGTGACGGTTACGCCGTCCACGGGTCCGGCGCGGGAAATCATCGCCGTGTTCGCGGCGGCGCCCGCCGAGTCTCTCGGCATGAGCGGTTTCGGCCCGAGTTTACATGCCATGAGTGCAGACGTCTCCGATTTGGTTGCCGGCAACGCCGTCACGGTCGGCGGCAGCCACTACACCGTGGCCAATGTGCCCGCCGCCGATCCGGTTTCCGGCGACATCACGCTGCCGCTGGAGGCCGTATGACCGTCAAGCACCTCACGCAGCAGATCGCCGAGGCCGTTGTGACGCGACTTACCGGATTGACCGCGACACAGGACAACGTATTCGACGGCGAGCCGCGCGCGCTGCTGCAAGCGTTGCCCGCGTTGGTTCTGAAGGAAGGCGCGGAACACGCCGCTATTGCGACCTGCGCCATTCCGCGCCGCTCCGAGCGCACCTATTTGCTCGATATCGAGATCAAGGTCAAGGACGGTACGCCGATGTCCGAGTTGCGCGATATCCGCCGCCAGGTGGAGACCGCGATGGCATCCGATCGGACCTTCGGTGGTCTGGTGAAAGACAGCTACCTGACCGGCAAGGATGATCCGCACATTTCCTACGATCTCGAAAAGCCCGTCGGCGTCATGCCGCTGCACTACGAAATCAAGTATGCCTGCCCGGAAAACCAGCCCACCACGCCGGCGTGACTAGAGAAAAAAGGAACCTTGACATGACCACTCCATGGACCATTCCAGCCGACCTGTGGGCCGGTAAAACCGTTGCCATTCTCGGCGCCGGACCCGACATGACTGCCGAGTTGGCCGATACGGCGCGCGGACACAAGACCATCGCCGTGAATCGTGCAGTGAAGTTCGCACCCTGGGCGGACATGTTCGTGGCGCTCGATCCGCACCACCCGTTCTTCGAAGAAGCCGACAAGCTCGACTTCAAGGGCATGCGGATCTGCGGCATCGAATGCGACATCGACGCGCTCTATCCCGGCATGATGTACGAAACGGTGCAGATCGCCGAAGGCCACACCATTCAGATCCGCAACAACGCCCTGGCGGCGATCCGCATTGCGGCCAGGGCCGGCGCCGCCAAGATTATCTTGCTCGGCTTCGATCCGGAGCGCTACGAGGAAGTCCATGCACATACTGGATTCTTCGGTTTGGTACAGGGCTTGGCGCAGATCATCGCCGAGTTGCGCGGCAAGGGTATCGAGATCGAGCGCGTGGACACACCTATCCAATCCCCAGGCACGCGCCCGCCACGGCGGGCGAAACAAGGCAAGACCGAAGATGTTTAACCCGTAGCACCACCCTCGGGGCAACGCCGGGAGGCGCCCTCCGAGTCCCCTCAACCTAACGCCGCGAGGCGCTGGAGAAAGAAATGACAGCACATGCAACTGTAGTAACCAATGCCGGCACGACGCTATCGATCAGTGCCTCCCTTCCCGCCACCTACGATGCGGCAGGCTATGCCGCCACCACCATTACCTATACAGCCGTCGGCCAGGTCGAAGACCATGGCGCGCACGGCGTCAGCGCCAACGTGACGAAGTTCACGCCGGTCGACACCAACGTCGTCTCGAAATCCAAAGGCGCCAAAGACTATGGCGTCAAGACCGTCCGCATCGGCAACATTGCCTCCGATGCCGGCCAGGTCATCGTGAAGGCGGCATCCGAGTCGAACAGTCGCTACTCGGTCAAGATCGCCTATGCCGATGGCGAGATTCATTACCTCGATGTATTGGTGACCAAGTATGAGTACAACGACGGCAGCAGCGACAACAACCGCACGATCAACTGCACGCTGGAAATCTGCCGCGCGCCCGTGATCGTCGCCGCATCTTAATCGGGCAATCATGCCCATAACCCGCACCGGCCCGGCCTGTGTCGCCTCTTCGCGGGGCGCATGGGCTGGGCGCGGGCGATTTTCTTCACTCCGCGAAAAGGAAACGAAACATGGATATCAAAAAATTTGCCGTTGAACCGACCAGCCGCCTGCATCTTCGCGATGCTGACGACGAGTTGATGTATGTTGCCGGCGCCGATGGGAAGCCTGATAAATCTAAACCCATTGCCGTCAATCTTTACGGACCTGGCTCGAAGCAGTACGCCAAAGCCCAGGCTGCGCAGCAGAACCGCATGATGGACAAGCTCAAGCGCAAGGGCAAAACAGAGCAGAGCGCCGAGCAGATCGCCGCCGAGAAGGCCGAGTTTTTGTCCGCCATCACGGCGTCCTGGGAAAACATGGAATACGACGGCCTCATCGGAGATGATCTCTCAAACGCTGTCTATTCCGACATCCGCATCGGCTTCATCGCCGACCAGGCCACCAAGCATGTGGGTGACTGGGCAAATTTCTCGAAGGCCTCAGTGACGAACTGAGGCTGTATGTCCGGCACTACGCTTGGCTAAGCGCAGTGCCGGAAGAAGCGAGCAGCAGCAATCAGCCGACGAAGAAGAAACCCATGACACGCCGCGAGGCGCTGCGGAAGGAACTGAAGATGGCCGATACCGACGAACTGGAGATGCCGCCCTGCGATGCGCCATTCGTCGTTGGCTATCTCTTCGAAATTGGTCCGACGCTGACAACAAGCATGGGCGAAGGCCCGGTTAGTCATACAGAGATAGAGGCTTTCCAGCGTAACACCGGCATCCAGTTCGATGCCTGGACAGCCCGCACGGTACATCAGTTGAGCGGCATCTATCTTACGGAATCGCATAAGGCCACCGATCGCAATCATCCCCCGCCATGGGACGGTGCCGATTACGCACGTCAAGCGGCATCAATCATCGCCGGCCAACGCATGCGCGAAGAAACCCGCGCTCTGGCTAAGTTGTAAAGGGAAGCGGAGATGCAAGTCGGACAAGTCGGCATTGAATTCGTCGCTGGTTTAACGAAATTCCAGCAAGACGTGATCAATGCCCAGCGCCAGGTGGAACAAAGCACTTCTCGTATGGGTGCCGCCGCCGATCTAGCGACCAAGGCCCTGGGCGCGCTCGGCATTGGCTTGTCTGCGGCCGCGTTCGTAAATCTCATCAAGGGCTCCATCGACGCCGCCGATCACCTCAATGACTTGCACAAGTCGACCGGGATACTCGCCGGCGATCTGGCCGGTCTGCGGCTGCTGGCGAAGCAAACCGGGACGGACATGGATGGCTTGGCCGGCGGCATCCTGAAAATGTCCGTAGCGATCGGCAAGGACCCGGAAAAGTTCAAGGCGCTCGGGGTGACAGCCAAAGACAATACCGGGGCATTCAAGCAGCTTGCCGACATCTTCAATTTGATTCCTGATATTCAGCAACGCAATGCGCTGTCCAATGCCGTCTTTGGCAAGTCATGGAAGGAAATGGCCCCGGCTCTCTCCGAAGGCAGCCAGAAGATCGGCGAGACCATAGAGAAGGGCAAGCGGCTGTCCGGGATTACCGAGGAAATGACCAAGGCCTCGGATGAGTTCAATGACAAGTGGGCGGAACTGACGCAGACCGGCGGGTTTCTCACGCGGCAAGTGGCGCCGCTGTTGCCGCTTATGAATGCCCTGGCCGACGACATGCTCGAAGCCCAGGGAAAATCTATTGGTCTGACAGGCGAATTTCACCCCATGGCTGAAGCCTTCCGTGCGGCCGTTATTCTGGGCGGCAACGTCGCGTTTGTTCTTAAGGCGATGGGTACCGAGGCCGGTGGGTTGGCCGCGCAACTGGCGGCCCTGGCGCGCGGCGACTTGGCCGGATTCAAGGTCATCGGCGTGGCCATGAAGAAGGATGCTGAAGATGCTCGCGCGGCCTTCGATATCTGGGAACAGAAGATGCTCACCGTCGGTACCACCGCGACGGAAACAAAGACCGAGGTCGTTGGCGCCACCGGCGAGATGACGGCGGCACAGAAGGAGGCGGCTAAGCGCGCCGCCGAATTCCTCAAGCAGCAGGACGATGCCGCGAACGAGCTGATCAATACCTACAACTCGCTGGTCGATCGCGTCAATGAACACAACGTGCAGATGACGCTTGAAGAGAGGTACGGCCGCACGCTGACCGAGGCCGAAAAGATCGAGATCACCGTCAAGGAAAAGCTCGGCGCCCTGGCGCAGCAGGATCTGAAAGACGCCGTGGCCTGGGGCGTGGCCAAAGAGACTGAACTCAAACTCCGCAAGGAATACATCAAGGCGATCGACGACGAGAACAAGGCCCTGGCTGCTTCCGAAGCCGGCGCCATGAAGGCCTTTGCCGAGGCGCAGCAGGCCTCGATCAAGAGTTATGGCGCCCTGATCGACAAGCTGGAAGAGGAAACGGCCACCATGCTGATGTCTTCCGGCGAACGTGAAAAGTACATCGCGCTCAAGAAGCTCGATCGCGAATACACCGTCGGCATCATTGCCACGGAAGAAGAGTATTTGGCGCGGGTCAAGGAAATTACGGCCGCGATGAACAAGCGCGACGAACAGCAAAAAACGCTGGACATGATGAAGGAACAGGCCGGCATGTGGACATCGATCAATGATGTCGCCAAATCGACCTTCGTCAGCATCTTCCAGTCCGGCAAGAGCGCATTCGATCGACTCAAGGACACGCTGAAAAACGGCCTGTACGCCCTGCTCTACGAAATGACCATCAAGAAGTGGATCATCAATATCGCCGCCGGCGTCAGCGGTACTGGCGTGGCAGCCCAGGCCTTTGGCTCAAGCGCAGTCGGCGGTGCCGCCGGGAGCGCTGCGGCCTCTGCTGCCGGCAGTTCTATGTTCGGAACGGCCATCAGCAGCGGTTTCGCCACGATGGCTGGTGAGGTTGGCACCTGGATGGGCGGTGCCGGCAACGCCCTGGTCGGCGTGCTGGCCGATGCCGGGATAACCAGTACCACGCTGCTTTCGGTTGCGCAGGTGGTGCCGGTGGTCGGTGTGGTCGTGGCGGGCCTTTATGCCTTGTCGTCGATCCTGGGCAGTGGCGGCGGCCCGAAAGTGGGCGGCAGCGCTTCGCTGACCGGATCAACCGCATCAGTCGGCGGCGGTCTGTGGGGAATGCAGACGGAACACCAGACCGATGCGCAGTTTGCCACCCTGCTGCAAACCTTCAAGAGCGGCATGGAAGACACCATCACCAAGCTGGGTGGCTCGGTCGATAGCGCGATGAAGATCGCCATTGGCCTGAGTGCCGACCCGGCCGGTACCGCACCCGATTTCACTTTTGCTTCGTTGAAATCCGGATCTGGCCAGACCCTGTATGACCGCGTGAACACCAACGTCGCCCGTGGCGGCGGCTCGACCGAGCTGGGCGTCGAAATGCAGCGCATGCTCTTGGCCGCACTGCAGGCCGCCGATCTGGCGCCGTGGGCGGCACAGATGGTCGCCGGTCTCAACCCGGTATCGCTGACGGCGGAGCAACTGACGAAAGTCTTCACCGATCTGAATACCGCGATGGCGGCCATCCAGACCGCCGAAGCCGCGCGCAAGCAGACGCTGTTTTCCTTGATGTCTGACACCGAAAAGCTGGCGCTGGCGCAGAAGGAACTGGCCGATGCCGGCATACCCAACACCCTTGCCGGCTACAAGGCCATGCTGCAAGGCCTGGACCTGACCACCGAGGCCGGACAAAAGACCCTCGGCACCATGATCGGCCTGAAAGGCTCGTTCGACTTCATTCAGCAATACGTGCCGCCGGCGACCGAAGCGGTCACCGAGGTGGCCACGGCGATCGACACGGTGGCTGTCGCATCACGATCGCTGGCCAGCATCGAACAGGAGCGCGTCTCGCTACAGGACCAGTGGAACCAACTGACGCTGACCAATGCCCAGTTGCTGGCCTTGCAGCGCGAGAAGATCGATGCATCGAACCTGGCGCTGTTCGACAACATCCAGCTCAAGATCGAGGAAAACAAGACCGACGCGGCGGCGGTTGAGATCCTGAAGACCAAGCTGTCCTGGCAGAATCAGCTCGACATCCTCACTGGCAAGACCACGCAGACGCAGCTTGACCGCGCTGCGGCCCTGGCCTCGACCACCGACACCGCCACCCAGGACATCATGCGGCTGGTGTTTACCGCGCAAGATTTGAAAGTGTCGACTGACGCGGCGGCCGAATCTGCAAAAACCTTGGCGGCTCAGCAGGCGGCAATAGCCAATGAACGTCGATCACTGCAGGATCAACTCGACAATCTCACCATGACTTCGGCGCAGCTATTGCAGAAGCAGCGCAATTCAATATCCGCGAGCAATCGCGACATCTTTGACCAGATACAGACTGTCACTGCCCAATCAGCAGCGAACGCTGAGCGTATCCAGGAAAATATCGCGCGTGCGGAGGCTTTCAATAAAAAATTGGCAGACGAAACCAAGGCCAGACAGGATCTGATTACCAATCTGCAATCCACCATCAACACGATGGACGGATTCACAGCCTCGCTGGAGAAATTCCGTAATGCGCTCGGCCTGGGCAACCTGTCGACGCTCAGCGCGGCGGATAAATATGTTCAGGCCAGGGCTGCATTCCAGGCAGCGAATACCGCTGCCGGCATCGGCAATGCCGACGCGCTGAATGGTGGTCTGCAAAGCGCTATCACTGATTTTCTGACGGCCTCCAAAGCCGCCAGCCCGACCCTCCTGGCGTACCGGCGCGATGAAGCGGCGGCGATGCGCGCCCTGGCCAGCGCGATTCAATACACCAGTGGCATGGCGGCCATGGCGCAGGATCAGCTTGTCGCCCTGCCGTCGCATGCGACCGGCCTCGACTATGTGCCCTATGACGGCTACCGCGCGCAATTGCACAAGGGCGAACGCGTGCAGACGCAAGCCCAGGCCAGCAGCTCCGACCAGATGACCAAGGAAATGGGCGAGATCCGTAAGGAACTGGCCGAAACCAAGCGCGATAACCGCTACCTGCGCGATCTGTTCGAGAAGTGGGAAGGGTCCGGCATGCCGCCGGCGAGGACTGCGTTGTGAGCGCCGATTTCCTGCTGGTCCGACCGCTCGCGATCACGGATGCGCTGCTCACCAGCAGTAATGTCTATGAAGCGCCCACGACCGAATACGCCGGCGGCACGACCTATGCCGCCGGGGATATTCGCGGCACGACGACAGGCACTGCCCAACTGATTTACAAGTCGCTGCAGACCGGCAACGTCGGGCACACGCAGGCGTCATCCCCCACCTGGTGGCAATACCTGTGCACCGTCTATGCCGCCTATGCCGGCGGCACCACCTATGCGCTGGGCGACATCGTGTCGAGCATTTCGACGAACGTGCACCTACTTTATGAGTCCCAGATCGCCGGCAACGTCGGCAATGCACTGACCGATACCACCAAGTGGCTGTCGCTGGGCGCCACGAATCGCCGGAAGATGTTCGACGAGGCCTACAACTCGCAGACCGAAAATGCCGACACCATCGCGGTGGTCATCACGCCGGGACAGATCATCAACACCCTGTCGGCGCTCAACGTTGCCGGCGCCAGCATCACCGTAACGCAGGCCACGTCCGGCTGGACGGTGACCGAAAGCCTGGCCAGCCACCCGGTGCTGAGCTGGTATGACTGGTTTTACGAGGATGTGCTGCGCGCTGGCGACATTACGATCACCGGCATTCCGCCGCTGAACTATGCGCTGACCATCACCATCGACAACACCGGCGACACGGCGAAATGCGGCTGCCTGATTCCCGGCAAGAGCCGCGTGCTTGGTACGACCGACATCGACCTGACCCGGACCATCAACGATTACTCGGTCGCTGTGGAGGACAGTGATGGCAACGTGACGTTGAACCAGCGCGCGTATTCCAAACGGATGAACATCGACGTGCAGATCACACCCGGCTTCGAGTCCGAAGTCACGCGCCTGCTCGAAGCCTATCGCGCGACGCCGGTGGTCTTTGTCGGCTCGACTACTTACGCCATGACCAGCATTTACGGCTTTCTCGGCAACTGGGAAGTGCCGCTTTCCCTCTCCGGCAAACTCGCACACATCGAAATAAAGGGACTCATATGACCATTACCACACTGCCACCGAATCCTGATCCTGCAACCGATACACCGACGACGTTTTCAACGAAAGCGGCGGTATGGGTGTTGGCCCTGGCGACCTTTCAAGCCGAGGCAAACGCCCTGGCGGCTTCGATGAACTCTGTCGCGGCCGGCGGCGCGTTTGCTATCCCCTACACGTTCAGCACGACGACGACCGACAGCGATCCCGGTGCCGGCACATTGCGATTGGACAACGCCACGCAAAACACCGCAACGACGATCCGTGCGGATCTGCTCGGCTCCGATGGGGCAACTTGGACCGGTGTCATTGATACGTTTGCTGATTCTTCCAGTTCAATCAAGGGACAAATAAAACTAGTCAAAGTCGGAGACGGCACAAAGTGGCTGGCGTTTAATGTGACGGCACTCGCATCGCCATCGGGTTACAGGAATATCACTGTGGCAAATGTTGCCTCCAGTGCGGCATCGCCATTCGGCAACGGCGATGCGCTGATGTTGTTTTTTGTCCGCACGGGCGATGCGGGATCGATTACCGCTGCATCTCAAGCGCAGATGGAAGCCGCCACCAGTAACACGGTGATGGTCACGCCGCTTTCGGTCAATTGGCATCCCGGCCAATGCAAGGTGTGGGTGAAATGCGATAAGAATGGCGCGGCCAGTGCGTCATGGAATGTGACGTCGGTCGTGGATGATGCTGTCGGCAAGGTGACTATAACTATCGCCACAGATTTCAGCAGCGCAAATTACGCCATTGCGGCAATGACATTCGGCGCTGGGACACTCCACAGGCTCACTGTAGAAGCGCAAGCGGCGGGAACATTTCAACTCACCAGTTATAAGGACGGGGTCGGATATGAAGATCCGGGCACCGCATGGTTTGCTGCTTGTTTTGGGGATCAATAATGAAAATCGTAATCAAGAAAACTTCGGGCGGCGTGTCAATCATGACGCTGGTTGGCGATGCTGACCCGGCAGAGTGCATCGCCAAATGGTCAGACGCGAATCCCGGCGAATACGTCAGTCACCGGGAAATGCCGGATGATGCAATTCCGGTGGATCGAACGTTTCGTAATGCGTGGACAGATACCACCCCGGAGCCGATGATTGATATTGATCCGGTTCGCGCAGCGCAGATCAGTAATCCCGTCCCAGAGTCTGTCACCATGCGACAGGCCCGGCTCGCTCTTTTAGGTGCCGGCTTGCTGGACACTGTTAATTCGGCAATCGCATCCATGCCAGGTGCGGCTGGCGAATCGGCACGACTTGAGTGGGAGTTTTCAAGTGAAGTGCAAAGAAATAAGACGTTTGTCGTGTCGATGGCTTCAGCTCTTGGTCTATCAAATGCTCAGTTGGATGCGTTATTCATTCAGGCGGCGGCGCTGTGATCTACGCTCAGGCACGCGACACGATTCGTACCGGCGACGTGCTGGCCTGGACGCGGCGCGGCATCCGCTCCTGGTATGACTTCAAGGTATGGCTGGTGCGGCTATTCACGCAGTCCGAATACACCCATGTTGGCGTGGCTTGGTCGGTGGCAGGTCGGGTGTTCATCCTCGAAGCTGTCGGCTCGGGTGTCCGCATCTTTCCGCTGTCGCTCGAAACGCCATTCTTCCATCTCCCCTGGCGCGATTTGTCTGACGAACAGCTCGAATTCGCGTTGTCGAAAGCAGGCCAGCAATATAGCTATGCCGAATGTGTCGCGGCCTATTTCGACAAGAACGACGCGACAGACAAGCGCTGGCAGTGCGCTGAATACGTGCGTGCGATTCATAAACTGGAATGCCGGGCAACGCCTTCTGATGTCGTGAATTACTTGCTTTCCAGTGGCGCGGTGCTGCGGGAGATTCAGCCGTGAGGTGGATTCTCTTCCCCTTCGCCGTGCTGTGGTGGATTCTGCTTCTACTGCCCAGCATGATCGTCAATGTCGCTTCCACACTCGGCGCCCCGCTGTGGGCCAGGTTCGCCGACGATGCGGGCGCCTATCCCTGGTGGCTGCGCTGGGCGGCGACGTGGGACTTCGGGGCTGATGGCGATCCGCCCTTCATTTCCCAACACGCACCCTTTCCTGGTGTGCGTACCGGTGCAGAGCAGCTGGCAAATCGCATCGCATGGATGCGGCGGAATCCGGCCTATGGCTGGGACAAATGGATCGGCGCCACTGTTACGGACATCGCCCTATATGGCTCACGCCCATTGAGCGGCGATCTGAAAAGCAGCGGTTGGTTCTTTGCCATTGCTGCGGATGGCACATGGCAACTCTACATCACGCACCACTGGACGGATAAGCACTGCACCAAGATCAACTTGGGTTGGAAGCTTTGGCTGGCACCGGACAGATGCACCTTTGTCTGCAGCCCCACCGGATGGTGGAAATTGATAACGTAGTCGCATCCCGCCAGCATAGGCGAGAAGGGAACAAGAATGCCCGATTCGACGCTTTTCGGAATAAAGGCAGCGACGGCCATTGCCGGGTTTGCCGGCGCCGTGGTCAGCCTTCAGGCGATTAAGCCATTGACGCGTGGCCAGGCAATGCTGGCCGTGCTGACGGGCGCGCTGGTGGCCAGCTACGGCACACCGGTGGTGGCGCATTACCTGTCCCTGGCCGAGGAGCTGCAGAACGGCATCGCCTTCTTCCTCGGCCTCGGCTCGATGCACATCGTGCCCGGCCTGATCCGCATCGCGGAAATCTTCAAGCGCGATCCATTGGGGATGATCCGGCGCGGAAAGGATGGCGAATGAACGACCTGATCCTTGCCGCCAACGGTATCGCGTTGTTGGTGGTTTTGAGTATCACCATCTTTCGCCTCAACATCATGACGCACATGACGACACGCTTGTCTTTGCGTCTTGCCTACATCGCGCTTTCCATCGGCGCGCTCGCAGCGTTGTTTGAAGTTGTAGCAGCATCGTGGCAGGGTGCTCTCTTACATGCCGGGATCGCGGCCGTACTGCTGACCGATGCCAGGAAGTCCCGTTGTTACGAGCCGGACAGGGAATGTGACGCATGATCCCCCTGGCCGATCTCAAAAAAGTTTGCCCGCAGGTATCAGAAAAGCGCCTGGACATGTTCATCGAGCCGCTGAATGCGGCGATGGACGAGTATGGCATCAGCGAGAATCTGGGGCGCGTCACGGCGTTCATCGCACAGATCGCCCATGAATCGGGAGGGTTTTACTATGTCCGCGAACTTGCATCTGGTGAGGCCTATGACACCGGATCAAAGGCCGTTGCCCTTGGCAACACCCCTGAAGACGACGGCGACGGTGAGCTTTACAAGGGACGAGGCCTTATCCAGATTACTGGTAGAAACAACTACCGCGATTGCGGTATCTCACTGGATCTGGATCTTCTCGGCCATCCTGAACTGCTGGAAATACCCGAAAACGCGTGTCGATCTGCGGGATGGTTCTGGCAAAAGCACGGGTTGAATGAGCTGGCCGATGCCGGCGACTTCCTGCGCATCACCAAACGCATCAACGGCGGCACCAATGGATGGGAAGACCGCCTGGCCTACTACAAGCGCGCCCAGCGCGTGCTGACATGATCGCGGGCGCTGCCTGTCATGGCAACGGTGCTGGGATGCCGGGCGTCCCGCCTTTTTTGGAGAATGACATGGTCAAACTTATAGGGAAACTGCTGTGCCGGCTTGGATTTCATGACATTGAAGATAGTTGGTGCCAGCGGGAAGGCTGCAATCATCACGAAACCAATTGTTAAACAGGAAAATGACATGACCGGACTACTTGAATTTTTCGCCGGAAAGCTCGGCCGCTGGCTGGTCATCGCTGCCCTGGCTGTTGCGGTCTGGGGATACGGCTATGTCAGCGGCTTGCAGCACGAAGCGGATCGCCATGCCAATTTCGCCAGCCAGGTTGCGGCTCTGGGTGCTGCCCAGGGCGCACGCACCAAGGCAACGGTACGCATCCAGAAATCTGTCACACAACAAACGGAGGCTCAATATGTTCAAGGCGATCCTACTCTGCGCGGCCTGTATGGTCCTGGCCGCCTGCTCAAGCAACCCGATCTTGGTAGCCTCAAGCTGTCCGCCCTTTCCCTCACCGCCGGCGAGCCTGATGCAGGAGCCACCGACCCTCGACCTGGTGCCGGCCCATCTGCGGCCGGCGAAGACGCCTGCGCCGGCCTCAAGTCTGATGCCGCCGTAACCACGCGGATGTTGTTATTTCTGCAAGACTGGGCTGATCGCCAGAAGGCGACGACCGAAGAAGACAAGAAGTAAGCGACCAGCAGGGTGTTAGAGCACCCCACCGGCCGCCGTAACCCACAGACAGCATCTGTGAGCCTTGGCCAAGGCTTACCCACCACGCGCGTGGCGGGCGAAGCCTACCAGAATTTGAGAAAGGGCTCCCATGCATGCGTCTGCACCCATCATCCCCTGGATCGGCGGTAAGCGTCGTCTTGCCGATCGCCTGATCCCTCTCTTCCCTCCTCATGAGTGCTACGTCGAGCTGTTCTGCGGCGGCGCTGCGCTCTATTTCCTGCGGCCGGTCCCGGCGCCCGTCGAGATCATCAACGACGTCAATGGCGAGCTGACCAACCTTTACGGGGTGGTACAGCACCACCTCGAAGAGTTCATGCGTCAGTTCAAATGGGCGCTCAGCAGCCGCCAGGTGTTCAAGTGGCTGCAGGACACCAAGCCGGTCACCCTGACCGATATTCAGCGCGCCGCGCGCTTTTACTACCTCCAGCAGCACGCCTTCAGCGGTCGGGTAGAAAGCCAGAGTTTCGGCACAGCCACCACGGCGCCGGCGATCAACTTGTTGCGCATCGAGGAGACGCTGTCGGCCGCGCACTTGCGTCTGGCCAACGGCACCACGGTCGAGAATCTCCCCTGGGCCGAATGCCTAGCGCGCTACGATCGTCCGCACACTTTCTTCTATGCCGATCCGCCCTACTGGCAGACCGAGGGCTATGGCGTGCCCTTCCCGTTTGAGGAATACCAGGTCCTAGCCAGTGCCATGCGGACCTGCAAAGGCAAGATGATGGTCAGCATCAACGATCGGCCGGAGATCCGCGAGGCCTTCGCCGGGCTGGTGATGCATGACCTGGAGATCACTTACGCGGTGGGCGTAGATCGAACCGGCCGCGAAGCGAGCCGGGAGTTGGTCATCACCAACTGGGATACGACGGCGCTCGGAGATCTGTTTTGA